GTAATAACTCATACAGCTGTCTTTCCCACCCGAAAAGGTTACTATGACTTTCATTTTATCATTCGTTAAAGGTTAACTGGGGCTTTCAAGCACCACAAATGCTGCCCATTCACACGCTCAAGAGTGAAATTATCTTCAAGAGAACCACCCAAACGACGGAATCGAATATAGGCCATTGCTTCATCCCGTGTATAATACTTTTTCCCAGATTGCACACTTGGCGGCCGGCCATCTTTAAGCGCCTTGTCGAGGTTTGCGTAACTGACAAAAGCCGTATAGGCATTCGTGTGTTTGAGGTATGCCTGCTTGCTTTGCATGGTGGCTATCAATCGGCGAATATCTTTCACGTTGTAGTCCTGCAACAGCCACACGGCCTGTGCTGCAGTTATGGGCTCTGGCATTGAAGCAATACCTGGAGCGTTCGTGGCGATCCATCCTATGAGTTCCGCAGCCTCCGCCTCTTTTCCCCCTACAACCCCCTTTTTAGTATCTACCAGTGTGTGTGTATATTCTTCTATTCTTTCTTTCTTATATTCTTTAGTTGTGGTTATTTGTTGGTTATCTGTTGGTTGTTTGCTGGTTATTTGTTGGTTATCTGTTGGTTGACAACCATTATCAAAACCATCCTGTGCTTGTTGGTATAAGTCATAATTACAGACAGTTATGATAGTATATTTGCGTGTTCCCGACTTGGTTATAAACCCGCAATTATCCAGCTTGTCTATTGCGGTGCGTATTTGCATCTCCGAAAGTCCTGTCTCTTCGGACAGCTGTCCTCTGCTGGTTACCAATTGTCCGCGGTCAATGATTAAACCCTTCCACTTCTTGGCCCGGTAATTTGCCTTCAAAATGAAATGCAATGCCAGCCGTACGCAGTTCGTATCCGGATACCACTCCCAATCGAGGAAACTGCGGTACATCTTAATCCAACTGTTATTTGAAGTGTTACACATTGCGAATTAATCGTTTGTAATAATTGATCTTATCGGACATCTCCGACCTCGACATTTTGAATACGCTGTGCTTACTGCGTTCAAGTTCTTCAACGACTGCAAGTCCGTATTTTCGGATCAGTACTTGGCGGTAAACTCCAATGCGACCAGCAGAATGCCTGTTGCAAACCCTACACTGGGCGTGACAATTCCTTTCGTCCCATCTCGTAGACCTGTGAGCTCGGTCTATATAGTGCCCGCAATCGCATGTTTCAGGCGCTATGGGCGCCCCGCAGGTGATGCAGAAACCTCGCCCACCCGGACAGTCTCGATGACGTATGAAAAGGCTGAAAACACGGTCGTATTCCCGTTCTAAATCTGTCATGCGTTATAGCCTATTTGGCGCATCTGCTCCTTCTCGAAACTCAGTTGCGTACGTAGTATGTCTACTTGATGGACACACGTGCGGTTAATCCTGTCGAGCATGTTAACGACCTTGTTCTCCTCGGCACAGGACGCCCGAAGTATTTCTTTTTGGATACTCGGCGCCAGAGGTATCAGGTCTTTCAGCCGGGAGGCTTTCAGCATCGCCAACTCTTGTTCGTATTTCGCCTTCGACAGGAGATAGCCGCTACGCGCCATACGCACACTCAGTTCTGACATGCGCTGTGAAATTGCCTGCGGCTCAGTAGGCGGTTCTGCTTCAATGAAGAGCTGCATTTCCTCGATCTCTTTTAGTTCAGATGTATCCATGGCTTAGAAGGGAAGATCGTCGGGGGCAGATTGCATTTGGGAGGTAGTAGAGGTGCATGAAGCCTGGGATTCCCTGCGCCCCAAAATCCTGACCGTATCGGCCATGATCTCCGTGATGTATCGTTTGATGCTATCTCGGTCGGTATAGTCGCGGGTTCGCAACCGACCTTCGACGTAAATCTGCGCCCCCTTCTTCACGTATTTATCCACGATATCCGCGGTATTGCGCCACGCCACCACATGATGCCACTCCGTTATCTCCTTTACGGTTTTTGTTTGCCTGTCGGTGTAACGGTCGGTCGTCGCCACACTCAGGCTGGCAACCTTGGCGCCCCCGTCCAATACACGAACTTCGGGATCAGAACCTACATTCCCGATGATGATGACCTTGTTTACCATATTTTCGTTGTTGTTTTTTGGCGAATATTTTTAACCTGCGGATGGCATCCCACTCGCGCGTGGATTGTTCAGGGAGCGGACGAAGCATATCAATCGCCCGAATCACCCTGCGCATATCGGAATTGGATACATTCATTGCAGTGGTTTTTTAAAAGTAGTCTTGATAATAGTCTTGCTCGACCTGGCGGGCGGAAAAAACACTTCCCCCGTCTCCGGATCCGCCAAGCCCGATGCAGGCATACTGCGCAGCATCATCTCCCGCTCTTTGATGTCCACTTTTAAAGCTTCAAGCGTTTCATACATATCTCGCAGTTTGCTGTCGCCGCACATAGAATAGTCGTATTTTACGCCCGATTCGGCCTCCTCCAGCCGGCAGTCCCCGAACTGGTGCGATTTGCCATATTTAGACAGTTCGCGGAGTGTGATATCACGCACCTGCGTATCGTCCTTGAATTGCTTGATCGCATTCTCCATGCGGCTGATCTGGATATGCGCCTCGATAGGGCTGATGTCGCCATTTACGACGGCGCTGATGGCCCTGCCAGCGAGATCGGCAATGGATGCCGTATCTCCGAATAGTGTTATCTGCTGATTCATGCTTTATTTTCCCTCGTTAAATTGTAATATTCGGTAACTTTGACATTGACTTTCGGAAGCATTTCTTGATCGACGATATACTTGGACTCCAAGAATCCGACTAATGAGAATCGCTTATTGGCTCCTTTGGCGTTTTCCTTAGCCTTGATTATCTCTTCGAACAAGTCCAAAGTCAGCAATTCGTCAGTAAGCGTAGGCTTGGAAGCCGGGCCGACATCCTCATGCCGAGGCAGCCGGTCTACGTCATCTTCATCAGTGGCTATATGAAAGTATTTGAGAATGAAATAACGCTCCCCGTAGGTCATTGCCGAGCCTACACCTTTGTCCCAATCATTCTGCCCGTTGGCGCTCCATTCGCATACATCCTTCTCTCCGGATTCCACGTCAATCCAAGTGAAACGCATCTTTACACTCGATAGGATTTCGGATTTAGGTCGCTGATCCCGGCCTACGGTATAATCCTGACGGATATTTGTGATGTCGAGAACCTCCGTTTTGAGGATCACACCGAGTTCGTCCATCTTGGGTCGGACGATGCCAAGTACTTTCGAACCGCTGATGTACTTGTAATTATTTCCATCAGCATTCGGAAGCAACGCCCTGACGCTCCTCTGGATTTCCAGCAGTTTGCTATAGATTCCCATGGTTATAAGTTGTTTTGTTCTCCGTATTCTTTTAGCCGGTGCAATTGCCCGGCGTGCATGCCACCGTCGATATCCTTGACCTCGATGATTTCGATGGTATCGCGGTCTACTTTGAAATAGGTCTCGCAAATATCCATATAGCTGTCACCACCTTGTTCTTCGTGGACTTCGTAGTGATGGATCGCTTTGATGTCGTATATTTTGTAGGCCACCGTATAGACCCGCTTGTCTTCATCACCGCGCATATCCTTCTGAATGGCTTCGCGGATAGCCCGATAAATCAACTTTAGGTCTACCTCCATCAGTGTTCTGGCCCTCTGGGAGAATGGCGACCGCTGACCCGTTATATGTTCGCTCGGATAAATACGGGGCTTGTTCTCGTTCTTCAATGCCCGGTAGATGGCCTTGGATTGTATCCGGACAGCCTTTGACCGCAGGCGGTATTGGGCTCGCCAAATGCGCCCCTTTATCGTCGTCCACACGCATTTAACCGTGATTTCCGTAAACTCATTCATGGCTTTCGAATATTGAGGTTAGCAATTTTCCAATCTCCTTTGCGCGGTGCTGATTGGATAGCACCCAGCCGAATACCACGGCAATCGGCGCGATGAACGCCAACAAGGTGATAAGATGTGCCATAGCGGCCTGTTTTAACGGTTGGACTTGGAGGGGAATACCCGGCTTACGAGTATGGTGCCGACAACGACAGCATACGCGGGATAGAGCACGCGGAACTGAGCAAGGAAACAGCCTAAAGCATGCTCCTCGCACGTGGCGCGGATAACGTTGGTGTAATCGACTTTGTCCGAAGAGAACATCGGACGATTGGCTTTCAGATGACACCTGTAAAAGCAGGTGCGATGCGTTGCACGGGTACTTTTATTCCCCGTTTTGCAACTCGTGTTGGTCTTTGGCATGTTGAACACAAGTTTGTTATACACTATGATAAAAAGAGAGACGCGCCCCCTAATCTCGCCAAAGACCCACGACTACGCGAAGTAGAAGTGCAACAGGGACACGTCTCAGAAAACGTTCGTATGTACTTGTAATCGCGTTACCGCGAGTCTTTGGCAAAGGCAAATATACGAATTCATTCCGAATCTGCAAAATATTATTTGACATTTGCAAACTTCCTATTATAAAAAGCCACTCTTTCTTTTGCCAGCGTTGTACATTCTCGGATAATAGCCCTATCTTCGTCAGTAAATGCAGTGATGACAATATCACATGGATATGTTTCATCTATTATCTGAAGAAGAGCAAGCGCATAAAGTTCTTTATTGTCGAATTTAACGGTAGAGTTTGCTATATCTGCCCTCGACCATCCGGCGAGAGCTGGGCAGTTCCCACGCAAATAGTCATGATGGTAAGTGAAAGGCACTCGGACTTCACTATGCGGAAATTTCTTTATTACCGACTTTATTTGTTTGGTTGTCATTTCGAATCTGCAAAATAAATTTTACCTATATCGCCATATATCAAACGGCGATAATTCTTATACATCTTGCATGTATAGTTCAATGCACTTATATTTGCATCGAATTTAGACGAGGACGTAGTAACAAACCCCTTTCGATTTATTACTCTGCTCCAAAGTTTCAAAAGACCCGGTATCCTACTACCGGGTTTTCTCTTGCGGTAGGACGCAAGATTTTAGGCCGAAAGGCCACGAAGAAAGGAGGTGTTATTTTTAATGAACTCGTCTAAATTCATCAACGGCAAATTGTGCAAGCTCGTATTCTGCAAGTACATCCGTAAGAACGGGAAAGTAATATATCCCAAAAAAGCGAAGGCTTTTTGTATATGGGTGCCTGTTGATAGCGCAGCGTAAACAGATGCCGCCCGTGGAGTGGTAGGACACTCCACTTTTTCATTTACTCTATTTCAAATTAAGCGCCAGCCGATTTTAATCGAACAGCGTCCCTTGAACAGTATCACCCGGGCTTCTCATAGCATCTGCCCACCGTTCATGAACAAACAACCGCTCCGCTCGTTTCGTATTTTTAGTCGGTGAATAGGTACACGTTTTGTTGATACTCGCAATACATACGAAGTCACCCGGCATGGAATATTCTGAAACGAAAACCGGGAAATCTCGATGTCGAAGCCAGTCGAGAAATCGTTCATGGTCGAAGTCGTGCAAATATCCCGATGTGCTGGCGTATGGCGGATCGCAATACACAGTTGCACCCAACGGGATGGTTATGTCGGTATAATCCTTTTGAAATACTTCCAGTCTTTCCATGCTTTGCAGACTTTGCAGACTTTCCAGTCTTTGCAGACTTTCCAGTCTTTCCATGCTTTGCAGTCTTTCCACACCTTGCAGACTTTCCAGTCTTTCCAGTCTTTCCATGCTTTGCAGTCCTTCGTTTAAGGCCGCCCACGGAATAGTTAACGCTGGTAAAATTTCTTGCAACTTCTCGTATTGCTCTGAGGTTGGCAACGCCCATTGAGATTCGCTAAAATAATGCTTACCCATATAATTTCCGAGGTGTCGATAGACATCTTTTTGCGTAAGACCGGATAATTTCAGAGCATTCTGTAAATACCCCCGCAAATCCGCTGACTTGACCCGAAAAATATCTGCATGCATCACCTCTATATTCAATGTGCCGTCGGCATTATATTTCGGCGTCACGCCGCATTCCTCACACAGTTTCAGCACCTTTTGTGTCAAGTCCTCTATTTCTTTCCGAACTTTTGCGAATTCCCGGATTAACCCTTGCCACATCAAACGCGCTTCGCCGGGTGTTTTTGCAAAGAATATCGCATGAAGGTGCTTTTTGAATCGCTCTGCTTCCGGAGTATACAAATAGGATTTCATATTATTCCCAAAACTCCAACACAGCCTCACGTAGGGGTCGCTATCTTTGAGGCGCGAGAAATCCTCACGGCTGATCCATCGGCGCTCATCCCGATACATACCCGCTACAGCGTCTCGGAATACTTGGGGGTATTCTGTAATATCGTTTACTATGAATTGCTCGAATTTCCCCGACAGCATAGCGGCGTGAGTTATCGCACAACCTCCGGCAAATAAGTCTACAAATGTATGCGACCCGGGAAGGTGAGAGACAACCCATTTCGCAATGCTGTTTTTACTGCCCTTGTACGGCAATCCATAATTCATATTTCCTATCTTAAATTAAGCGCCATCCTCCGCGACCTCTCGGCATTCTTGAGGTAGCGAGTTTTGTACTTCTCATTGGCCTTGTCGGGTGTAACCCAAAGCACCGTGTTGTTGTCGAGCCGTAAAGGCACCAGTCCTTTGTCTTTGAGCTCTTGAAGATATTTATTCATGATCGTTTGATTGTATCCAAAAGAAGCGGGGGCTTCTTACTGCCCCCGCGGTGGCGGCGTTACTGTGCTTCGCGCCGCCGATTTGCGTTCTTTATCTCCCGTTTCGTGGGCTTAGCCCGCCTCGGCCTTGCTACTTCCTTCACGCAGCCTCGGATTGTCGAGGGATATACCCTCTGTCAGCTTCCGTTGTGACAGACGCCCAAGCGCCCGATCAAACTCACAACATTAGGGTTAGAACCCCGTTGAGCTACCCGGATTTGAACCGGGAGTACCGCCTCCAAAGGGCGGTGTGTTAACCATTACACCATAGCTCAATAAAAGCCGCCTGAATCTCCACTCGCCCACGCTGCCGCGCAGGGCTTCGATCTCGGCGGCACACCATCCGCGGGCTTCACAGCAGGCCAATGGCAAATACTATTTTAAATGCGATTGCGGATTATTGGCAGGAATCCGCGACCTGTGGCATATAGTACTCGTTAAACTGTGTTAGCCGTCCGTCTTCCGTAACGGCCCTCTGTTTGTTCGAGCAAATGGAATATCCCATTTTCCGGAGCCGACTGATGATCCGGCGCAGCTCCGTTGTGTGATACAGCCTCTCAGCCTTGCGAACAGTCAGCCTGCCGCCGGCCTTGAGATAGGCCAGAATTTTATTTTGCGGATCGTGTTTCATGGCCTTTGATGTATTTGCCGCTTTCACCGCGCGCTCTGTCGAACTTGCGCAACTTGCCTTCGAGTTTGCACACCTGCTTCTCGAATTTATCGGCCCGAGAGGTAAGAGCCAGGATTCGCTGCTCCCTGGAAGCGAGTTCCGCATCTGCGGCATTACGTTCCATCACACACCTTGCGGCAAGGTTCTCGAGCTCGTAAATTCGTCCTTTCAGATGCCCGACCTCCGTCCACAACTTCTTCCGAGGCGTCACGTCGAAGCCTAAAAATGTTTTTCTCTCCATAGTATAATTGTTTTAAGGTGTTGCAAATAAGCCCGCGCGCACTGTAACTTTAAACTCCATTTCAAAACTGCGCCACCGAAAAGCGCACGCGGGCAAGATGCAGACCTCACGCCTAAAATGAAATAACCCACTGCTGAAAGAACGGTGCGCAAGGTCTGCCATAGAGCCTGGATAGGCGGTCAAGCCACACCAGGCATAATAATGCTTGATTTATCCCGGTGGTTCTCGCCGCTCATATCATCGCAGCTCGAAGCCTATGCCAGTCTTTCGCGCATTCGGCTATTTGCTTTTGCGGGGCTATCACTTTGAGCCTTGCCCACGGCCCGCCGATGACGCTATTATCGGCCTAACGGATCGCTTTTGCCTTGCGGCGGGGTTAGTGCCAGCAATCAAACCCCTCACCTATGCGGTGGCTATCTTGGAAGTGCGGCAGGATTCGAACCTGCAACCTGCGCCCGGAAATGCGAGGTCTTTCAACCTTTGTGCTTCTATTTCGCATCCCTGCACCGCTCTACCTTTGAGCTACACACCTCGTGATGCTATTCCTTTTTGATGTGAAGCCGCTCGACCGGAATGCCTTTCATCTTGGCGATTTCATCCATCGTCACTTCGACAATCTCAGATTCAGGATCAGGTTCATAAACAAGACGAAAACCTAATCTGTAAAGCTCGTCGCAAGTGAAATTGTAAGTCGCATTGCCGTTCTCTCTCTTGCACACGACCAATTCTCCACTACGGAAAATCACCTCCCAAGTGTTTGATTCGTATACAAGCTTATCCCCTACCTGCCAATCCTTGAAAGATTCGGCCTCTTCTTTCGTCGAAGGGCGGATACAAAGATTTGAAACGCCGTTTTTGATGAGTGCCATCTCGCTACCATCCCCGATACACCAACTGTATTTGAAGCCTAATTTGTCTTCGCAACTGGATCCACTACTCGCATCTTGGCATAGATAAATACGCCCTTCCTCTACCTGAATACGCCCTTCAGCTGGGAGGTCATTGATATTGGCTTTGAATTTCTTACCTTTGCATTGCAGTAAATTTTCCATACTATTTTATTTTTGGTTTATAAGTTTAGTTCTCTATTAACTCTTCCACCCGGAACTCCCGGCCACGGCGCGTTCTTAATCTGCGGCACTCTACATCCGTGTTAAATACTTCGACCGAGAACAGACAGAGAAGAATCGCCGCTCCGACCCGCCGGGTCATTTCCGATATGTTGAGCGTGATGCCGAAGTTCTGCGTGAAATACCAGGTGACAAGTGCATGCAATGTTCGCTTGCAGCCCGTCTTGTCGTAGATACTTTGCAGGTGATTCGCCACACACTGGTAGATGACGTTAAGCCGCTCTGCGATCTCCCGAGCTGAGTAGCCCAATACTACGAGGTTTATCACCTCACGCTTGCGCTTACTAAGTATGGTGTCGGTTTTCATTGTCCTATGCCAAACCCCAAGGGCTATCTACACCCCACTTCATGAAAATCTGCTCTATCTTCTCCCGCTCCGTGGGGGTGTGGTTCACATAGCCGTATTTGCGGTTGTGAAATGCCTTGTTCGACAGCCCGCCATCTTTTAATGCCTGACTGATTTCGTCCATTGCAATGCGGGCAAGATCGCGCCCCTTTCTTCGAGCACGGATGATATTGTAGCCTTTTACAAAGGCGCAGCGTTCGATGTCGTTCTTTTGAGTATTCATAGATTTGTTTATTCTTGCCGGGTTAATTTTCATCGGTCAACATGATCATGATTGATGTAATGCCTGCAACCATCAGCAATAGGCCTCCAATACAACAAAAACCGCATACACATTTAGCATAAAAGCCGAGGGGCTCGATAGCACGTAAAGCAAGGATAAGCGTTACTAATGCGATACCCGTAGAAATAAAAGCTACAACTGCTACTATTGTCCGAGCTATTACTTTTTGATAATTCATAGCTTTGTTTATTTATCCAGTATCGCCATTATTCGTTCGATGCAGGCGGCTTGCTCCTCAATCAGTGTAGCCAAGCGGTCAGTGATTAATTCATTCATGGTATGGTTATTTTTTAGTCTCCATAGTACATTCCGCGGACGCCATAGAAATCTGACGGCACCGTCAACAGCTCGGGGCGGTACTCCGTGGCCTTCGGCTGCTCCGTCGGGCGGTTCTCGATCTTCGCCGTCAGCATCGCCAACTTCTCATTGCGCCATGCTTTTTTCAAGCAGGCCGAAAAGGTCATCGACGATTGCACCCGTTTCAGGTACCACGCATTCTTCATAATCTTGCTTTTGTCGTAAGTTTTCATGACGCTACGCTTGGTTATTTCAAAAACTTTTGTATATCTTTACATTGTTTATCGGTGTAGAACACTCTACCTTTGCGGTGTAGTTTAGTTCTACATTGCAAATATATCTAAAATTAGACATGATGCATCTATTTTTAGATTGTATATTTTTATAATTTTAGACATTGTTATAAGATTAATTATCATATGGCTAATACAGAGATAGATAGAGCTATAAAACTACTGGAGGAAAGTCCAGAAAATAATAACCAAATAGCAAAAGCAATAGGGGTTCATCCTACTACTATCTCTAATTATAGAACAAAAACGACTAAACCATCGGCGCCAAATGCACGGTTACTCGTTGAGTACTTTACAAAACAAAAAACTGGGGAAACCCAAAAAGATAACCCTATTACTAACTCAACAAAAATTCAGGAGATGGATCCACTTACAATGGACTACATTAACACCCTGAAAGAGCAGCTCGCAAAAGTGACCGCAGTTGTCGAAGAGCAGAATGCGATCATCAAGCATTTAACTCAGAAGGGTGATAGTGAAGTCCTCTCTCGAAGAGTGGGTGCAGTCGAAAAAAAGCAAGATGAATTAACGGAAAACCTGTGACGCGTCATCGTGCAGATTGCACCCGAAAGGAGGCGAACACCCTCCTTTCAAAATGGGCAATTTTGCGATGGGCTAAAAAATGTTCTTTTCAGATATATTAATATTTTGTGCATCAGATCATTATAGCACAAAAAGACGAGGGGGGGGGATTTTTGGATAGAGAATAACAGATACGGACATTCACCCCCATAACAAAGTAAATAATGCCCCTCTCCGAGTTTTCGGGGGGGGGTAAGTTGTATAATAAAAATAACTTAAACTATGGAACTTTTTATTACCATCTTGGTGGCTGTTTTCGGCATTTTGCAAATTATCCTATTTTTCAAGTTATGGGGTATGACAAATAATGTCGCCCGTATTAAAGAATACGTCGGGCGAATAGATGAACGCGCAAACAACCAAGTGATACTAAACGAAGCGAGTGATAATCATAATGAAGATTCTATCCCTGATTGGACAATAGGCAGTCGCGTCGTTCGTAAAGCTACTGAAAAACAAATGAAAATAATTGGTCTAAACTCTAATGGGACTTTCGTATGCACAACAGATGATTTAATTGCAGGATCGTATCGTCGCGATGAACTTATCCCTTGGAGTGAGTGGCTTGAGATAATAAAAAAATAAATTTTAATTTATAGATGAGGAAACCCAATTCACTGAGCATGAAAAAATTCATCTATTCACTCTGCCTAAGTCTTCTGTCAATAGCATTAAGTATTGTATCAATATGTATTGCGGCATATAGAACCCCGGAGCTTGCATTCGATTATCAAGGCATCATAGTTGGGGCACTCTCACTTTTGGTTACAGTACTTATCGGTTGGCAGATATTTAACACATTGAACTTCAAGAAAGAGATTCAAGATGTAAAAGATGCAAAAAATACAATTATATACAATTCTGAGCTCAATGCAATTCAAACATACATGTCCTTATCTGAGTATTATGGCAAAGAAATAGGCATTAGACCAATGAATGAACATGGGTATAGATATATCTATTTCAATCTATCTGTAATATTGCATGCTGCTATTATCGGCGAATACACAACTTGTAATACATACGTCAAAGTTTTATTAGAAACCGTTACAGAAGAAGTAAAATTAAGAAAGGCTGATAAGGATAATATATTCAAACTTATTAGCATGATGTCTAATACTCAACGCATTGAAAATTTTCCAGCTCTTTTAAACCGAATAAGCCGATTGAAAGAATGCCATTAATAATTTCTGACATCGAAAAGTCAAATAAAATAGGATAACATGAAGAAGATTTTACTAACCCTTATTGTTGTATTATTATCCGGAACGGTTTATGCTCAAAAACAGAATGACAATGTATCAAGCCCTTTCCTTGCAAAAAGTTTTGGAAACCGCAATGCAGACATATCTAAGTTTGACAATAAAGGAAGATCATTTAAATGGAAATTAACACCTTTGAATACTGTTATCGGGTCGTCAATGATAGGCGCATCCGCTGCAACATATATGCTTACCAGCTCAATAATCGACAATAAGATAGCTAATGAATCTGATGTAGAAAAAATATCGTCTCTTGCCAAGACAAAGCGCACGGTCGGATTTGTATGTGCAGGCACATCCGTAATCGGAATTGTAGTGGTTTTAACAGGGTTGCATAAGGAGTACGCCCAAGGAATAGAAATCGGACATAATTTAACCGTATCAGATTATGGCGCAGGAATCAGCTTGACAAAGAAGTTTTAATCCCTCCCCTACCTTTCAGCCCCGGCCACACAGTCGGGGCTTTTTTACTCAAAGTATATAATTATTCACTACCTTTGTGCGTTTTTTAGCATGAAATATGTTATATTTGCATAACAACTACCATCCCAACGATGAAAGCGCAGCAATTTAATGGAAGCTATCCAATGAAAGAAGGTACTGGCATAAGCGTAAGTTTGGCCGTCATCCTCTATGAGGAGGACAAGATTTACTATGCCTATTGCGCTGCCCTTGATATTCTCGGATACGGGAATAGCGAGGAGGAGGCAAGACGGTCTTTTGAAATCATGCTTGAAGAAATCTTAAAGTACGCTATATCTGAGGGAACTCTTAGTGCGCTGCTCGAATCTTATGGATGGAAAAAGCGACAGCCTCCAAAGACGAGCGATCTTATCACCCGAAGCAGCGAGCTGGCAGATATTGTCGATAACAAAGCATACAGGACTATTCGGGAGAATATAACGCTTCCTTGTGCATAATGGGTGCTTTATCGAATATTGACATTGCGGATTTTCGTCGGTTCCTAAAGCACTTGGGATGGGAATATGGCGGCATCAAAGGCGGCCATGAAAAATGGTGCAAGAAGGGCATGCTTCGTCCTGTCATATTCCAGACGCATATAAATCCCATCCCGATAGGAATTATCAAGAACAATCTGCGGACAATGGGATGTCCTGCGCAGGATTTGATTGACTACATGAATAAATAGTGAGAAGTTCGTTCAACATCAGCCCCGGCCGTATGACCGGGGCTTTTTTGTACCTTTAGGACAATGAAGGCCGCCAAAATAAGGTTTCATCATAGGGGAAAGACAAACCTTTAGAACAATCCGCCCAATAATATTTTTTTCAAAAAATTTCATCATTTCCCATTGTTATTTAAATATCCGTCGAAATCTTTGCATTGTAAGCCTGTGAGGATGCAGGCAACGGCCGAACATCGAAAGTACATTGCTATCGTAGCAGAAGGTCTGTTGGCGCATCCGTCGGCAGACCTTCATTTATGGCAAAGAGTGTAAAAGACACAAAGGCGAACGACACCATCAAGCCCACCCGCAAAGTGGGCCGTCCTTGCGTATATACACCTGAATTGCTTGAAGCTAAACTGGAGGAATACATTGAATGGGCAGAAGATCATCCTTTAGCTATTAACAAGGTGTCGGCAGGGGAAATAATTTCAGTTCCCACAGAAAGGCCGCTTACATTGGTTGGATTTTGCGTATTTGCCGGAATTGTCGAAAACACCTTTAGAGCATACGAGAAACAAGACGAATTTTTGAGTGTCACAACGCGCGCACGCGCGACTTTCGCAAAGTCCCAGATTGAAGGGGCGCTTATTGGAGCCTACAATCCAAATATAGTTGCCCGGCTTCAAGGCCTCGCCGAAAAACAGGATATAACTACCAACGGCGAGAGCATCAACAAGCCTCGGGAGACGGTACAAGTCATACTTGATCCGGAAGCTGCATCTATCATCCAGTCCATCGGCAAACAAAGCACGAATGAAAATGGAGCTTGATGCACGCACATATCGGGGCAAGGTCTACAAGATCATGCTGTACTTCTTCCGCAAGTACCGCAATAAAGGCGTCGTACTACGCATATTCAACGAGGGGAGCTCCCGTTCGGGGAAGACTTTCGACACCTTCGACTTCCTGTATGACATCTGTGCTGCGGGTGATGGTGCATATAAAATCTATGTCTACCGCTCCACATTGCAAGACTGCAAGGAAAAGGCATTGGGAGACTTCAAGAAGAAACTACAATGCCGCGGGATATATGATCCCGACAGCATGTATAGCGAGAAGATACTCCCCGAATACCACATAGGCGACAGCATCATCCGGTTCCGTGGACTTGACAAGATGGATGTGAAGGAGGGGCACGACTGCGACATCATATACTTCAACGAAATGTTGGACGACATATCGCCGGCGCAGTTCAATAACATCACGATGCGTTGTACAACCATGATTATCGGCGACTGGAACCCTAAGTATACGGAACACTGGGTTTTTGAGCTTGAAGGGCAGCCGGATACCATATTCACCAAAACAACCTACAAGGACAATCCTTTCTGCCCTGACAGCGTACGCAGGACTATCGAAAGTTACGAACCCACGCCGGAAAATATCGCAGCAGGAACCGCCGACGAATTCAGATGGAAGGTATACGGTCTCGGGGAGCGCGCGGCGCAGGAAGGATTGATATTCCCCAACATAGACTGGATCGACAGTTTTCCGGACGATTTGGAATATACAGCCTATGGCATCGACTTCGGCTTCACAAATGATCCGACGGCTATTATTCATGTCGGAGTGCGAGGGCGTGACTTATATCTGCATGAACGCTTTTATTCGCCCGTAGACGATCCCGAGGTATTGTATAACATCGTGGCCCCAATTCTCGGTAAACACGGATATGCCATAGCAGATAGCGCGGATAAATACGCCAAGAACCCAGAAGGTATGGTGCGTTCCCTTCAGCTGCGAGGGTTGAATGTAGTCAAGGCCAAGAAATTCCAGGATAGTATAACCATCGGTATATCCTACATGAAAAACTTCCGCATCCACTGCGTCAAGACCAAGAACATGAAAAACGAAGCCAATACCTATGTGTGGGATTCTATAAACGGGCTGGCGATAAATAAACCCGTAGACAAGAATAATCACCTTTGGGATGCAGCCCGATATGTCGTGATGACTGCATTCCGCAATCATATTGCCGCATGAAACTCCTTGGATACGAAATAAAGATGTCTAAATGTTCCGAAAAGACCGGAGACCCGCAGCAAAGCCTATACATAGACTTGCGGGACGTGCAAAATCTGCTCGGGACGAAGGATGGGTTTATCGACACCTCCACACCGGACGGGCAGGCGCGCGCATTCGCGTCATGCTCTATTTTGGCTTCTATCATCACGAAGAAAGTATCCGCCATATCGGATGCCCGGTATTGGGCGAAAGACGACAAAGGGGAAGATATTGAAAAGCCGCGTGAGTTCGAGCGGATTAACCACCCCAACCCCTACCAAACCCTTTCGGAATTCGTTTGCATGATCGAGTTCTTCTCTCAGATATTCGGCAAGGCTTATATTGTGAAGGTACCTTTGGTAGGTATTAAGGGTGATTTCGAATTGTATGTAATACCTAACCTCATGGTTACGGAAAACGAGGTACCATCCTCCATACCTTCGTTTGCACCCAACTCCGATATCCGTGATTACACCATAAACCTTGGGGGCGGGATAAACCTGACGATCCCCAAAGAGGAGATGTTCGTTGTAAACGACGTAACTTACGCGCTTAACAAGATTGGGAGCGCTACTTCACGGCTTGTCGCCCTCAAGTACCCTGTCAACACTTTCCTGGCCTCCTACCAAGCCGTAAACGAATTACTCGTCAACCGGGGTATGCTCGGCATTCTCTCCCTCATGTCAGATGATCCGATGGTCGATAATATCGTGCCGGCCACCAAAGAGGACAAGGAAGCGCTCCGTGAGCAATTGGACAAATACGGGATCATGCGCAACAAATGCAAGATCGCCATTACGTCATACAAGGCATCCTTTGTCCCTGTGTCGTCCACTATTTCCGACCTCGGACTTACAGACATTCAGCGCAACTGCAAGAAAGACATCACTTATACATATCAGGTGCCCAGCATTCTGCTCGACGTAGAAGGTAGCACCTACAGCAATTTCGGAGAGGCCAAGATTGAGTTTTACGTGAATGACATTATTCCTTCTGCACAAAATATAATGCGCGTGCTCAACAAGATATACGGCTTCACAGGATTCGGATTCATGCCGTTCTTCGACCATCTGGAAATGTTCCAGCCCTCAAAGAAAGACCAGGCGGAATGTATGAACAGCGCCGTAAATTATATCGGAGCTGCCATACAATTAGGAATAATGACACCAGAGGAAGGTAGAAGCGAACTATTAAAATATCAAATCTAATATGGAAGACAGAATAAAATCATTCAAGGGAAGTATAGACGACATCAAACGCGATCAGGGCGTTGTTGTCATCGCCATATCAAAGTTCAACGAAGAGGATCATGCAGAAGACATTGTGCGCAAAGGGGCGTTTACTAAGTCGTTTGCAGATATGTCCCGGATCAAACACTGCATCGACCACAAACAAGACTTGGATCATGTTGTTGGGACGCCTCGAAAAGCATGGGAAACAGATGAATATGCCCTCATCGAGAGCAAACTTATACTCGGTAAGGCAGCTGGGCATGATATATTCGAGTACTATAAGCATTGCGCAGACGAGAAACGAGATGTCGAACACTCCTACTGCTACCGGGTTCTCAACAAGAACCACAACGATGCTATTGCGGGAGATGACATCGCGGAGCTGCAGCTCAAGTATGAGTACAGCACCGTGTTCGCAGGCTGCAATCCCTTCACCCCAGCTCTTGACGTCAAGGGCTTGCAAAGCGTAGAGGACATCATTGCCTATCAAGAAGAGCTCAACAACATCCTGCGCAAATGCGACCTTTCGGAAGCAGGAGGAAACAGGATTGAAGCACTTTGCAACAGCCTCAAAAGCGCCCTAAACATCCTGGGCAACAAATCTTCGGATGACACTGAAATCATCGAAATAGTCAGAAAAACATTGTTTAACTAAACCAATTCACACATGAACGACGACATCAAGAAAGAGCTGAAAGGAATACTCGATGAATACAAGTCGGGGCTTATCGGCAAAGCAGACTTCGAGGCCAAAATGAAGGCTATCGAAGACAAAGTAGACGCTCTCGATCAAACGAAATCCATCGACGAGATCCGGGAGATAATCAAAGAGCAAGGGCGCACCATCAGCCTCATGCAGAAATCCACCGTTTCATCCGAGAATGAAGCGCAGGAGAAGATCAAGGCATTCTTCTCAGGGAAAGAGAACATCGACGCCGTAAAGGGCGGCCGCACGGTAAGTATCGAGATCGAGATGAAGGCCGAGGCAGCAGCCATGACGACCACGACGGCCGCTGTCCCCATCGCGGCATTCAACACCGAAGTCGTGCCGGGCATTGCAGCAGCGGCTACCGAGCCGAATGCGATCCTGCCCCGCTTGCAGAAAGGCACGACAAGTTCCCCGACAATCAAGTGGATCAACCGTAAAGACCCCGACGGCGGCTCGGCATTCATCGCCGAAGGAACTCTCAAGCCCCTTATGAGCTGGGGATACGAGGAGGAGACGTCTACGGCAAAGAAGGTTGCCGTTCGCGCAAAGCTCTCGACGGAAATCCTCGAAGATGCGGATTTCATCCGCGGGGAGGTGAACACCCTGCTGCGTCAAGACTTGATGCAGACCGTGGAAGAGAAGGTTATCGCAGGAACCGGCACCGGAAACGAGATCCTCGGCGTAACAACAAAAGCCCCTGGCTATACCATTACGGAGCTCAACGGGAAAATCTCCATGCCCAACATTGCCGACGTTGTGCGCGCTGGCGTTCTGCAACTTCGCCTGCTGCATTTCTCTCCCGACGTTCTCTTCCTTCATCCGACCGACAAGGCGATCTTCGACGTAACGAAAGATACCGCCGGGCATTACCTGACTGACGAGATGCGCAAGATCATCGGCAACATCTCCGTTGTAGAAACCACCAACATTCCCGCAGGTAAGTTCCTGCTGATGGATTCCTCGCGCTGGAAAGTTCGTCCCCACCGCGCTCTGCGACTGGAATGGGGCCGTGACGGCGACGATTTCAGCCACAACATGGTGACGGTGATCGCCGAAATGCGCCTTCACTCATACCAGAACTCCATCGACGCCGGGTCTGTCATCTACGACGACTTCGCAACCGTACAGGCCGCCCTGGAGAAAACCGCCGAGGCAGCAGCATAGTCATTAACTTAAACGAACAACAACATGGAAGATATGAAGAAGATCGACCTCACCAAGAGGGTAACTATCGTAAGCACAGGCAAGTCTATCTATATGCCCGAGAAAGGCAAAGAGTACAACGTGTCGCCCTTGCATGCCGAAACGCTTGTGAAATCGGGCAAAGCCACGTACAAGACCAAAGTTGCCAACTAACAAGGCGGGGAGGCGCCGGAAAGCGTCTCCCCTTTTTTCTTATGCTTATAGACTATACATACTTCGAACAGGATCCCACATATATTGCGGGAATAGACGTCAAAAGCGGATGCACCCCGACTGGCGCCGCACAGGAGATTGTACGGAATGTCGAGAGTTGCATACGCAGGTATGAGCCTAAATTCCTTCGGATGCTCCTTGGAATATATGTGGCTGAGAATATCGACAAATATCCTGAAATAGCCGCAAAAATAGCAAATACAGACACAAAACAGTCTCCCATCGCTAAGTATGTCTATTTCTATTACCTGCGAGAACATGTTGCCTTCAATACGATGGCTGGCGAGAAAATCAAAATGACTGACAACAGCCGTGCCGCCTCCCCGTGGTACAGACTTGTGCCCCTATGGAACGAGATGGTCGACGAGTGTCATCAACTGGCAGGCTCGCTATGCGGCGAAACAGACGTAAAGCCGGATTATTCGTCGGATATTTTTGAAAAGATAAACAGGTTTGGATTATGAAAATATCACCCAACGATACCATCAGGAAAGTAATTATAAAGAACGGCACCTTATTCGGTATCGGCAATAAACGAATATACGAATCTATTGCGGCATTACCCAAGCCTGACTATGTTAAGGAAAAACGTCGCATATTCGGATGGAAGAAGCACGAGGCCCGAAGCGTCGCAGGTATAACGATGGGTGAATTGAATGCCATAGAAAGGATCGAGGCCACCGACGAGTATTTCGTAAAGGTTCTGGCCGTCATGCTGGGTTTAATAAGCCCAAAGGGAAAAGGATCAAAACGCATTGACTGGGAGGGAGCAGGATACGACATTGCCCGAGAAAAGGTGCTCGAACTACAATTCATTCGCGCTTATCGCTATTTCATTGAAATACAAAACGAACTCAAAGGCGTAGCAAAGGCGTGGAAAAAGCTCGAAATGCCTCTGACGCCACAAGAAGCAAACGCACAAGTACAACGCAAGAACCGGGGCATGAGTACAATATGCTTAGGATACTGCCAGCTTGTAGGGGGTGCTATTCAGCCAAGCGATGTATGGCACCTGAGGTGGTCGACCGTATACCTTGCATATGAAGCCGAGAGGGACAAAAACATGGCACAACGCAAGCTCGCTCAGATGAACAAGCCCAAACCATCCAAAAGTCGCAGACGATGAGAAAGAGCCTCAGTAAAATATTCGAAGATGCTGCCAAAGAGTGCGGCGTCAACACATGCCTATATGCCAGGATCAAAGAGGCGAATTACCTGCTGGATTACGTCAAAGAGTACCCCGTAATGCTGCGGCTGTTCCAGGAGCCGATATACGAAACCAACCTGACAAACAGGCGTCGTCGTAGGACAACGCTTTACTTTCTCGATGCACTCGGGAAGCCAGAGCCGGATACACAGACCGAAGCAGCCCCCATTGCGGATCGCATGGAGCAAATGGCGTTTTCATTAATCGACAACCTGCGTCAAAATGGGATAGAGGTGCAGGTTGAAAGCCTGCAAGGAGTGGTTGAAAAACTGGATGCCCTGGCCGCGGGTGTAGAGGCAAAACTCGTCCTTACATACAATGTTTGCTGATGGACATATCGAAGATAGAGAACTTTTTCAGCCCTGAAAAGCTGGTTGCCATCTGTAACGAGGAATTCAGCACCCTTAAAGAGCAGGTGACAATAAATCTGCAAACAAAACGCACAAACAGCGGTAAAAATGTGAACTCCCTGAATGTCCCGGAAGAGACTACCGGCGCTACGGCAGATAGTATGGCGTCGCAAGTGGAAAGCAATGCCAGAGGGTTCACGGTCTCGTTTGTGGGACGGCATAACATCAAGAATATAGACGAGGGTAACTCTCCGCAGGATGCACAAGAAGAATTCGGAAGCTTCGAAAGTTTCTATCAGAACATAAAGCAATGGGCACGCGACAAAGAGGCACGCTATGGATTGGAATTCAAAAGCATCGACGCATATTGGGCGGCCAAGAAGCTGTGGGAGGAAGGCAGCATCTTGTACCGCTCGGGAGGGGGCACCGAGATTATCAAAGACCTGTTGCCGCAAACCGTGGATAACATCGACAAAAGAATTACGGAAGTGATCGACACATCCATATACGAAATGCTCGAAACAACAATAGAACTATGATCCGATATACATTGTCCGGTACAGGAGGCACCGCAGATTTTCCCAATGATATATGCTTCACACGGGAGAAATCCACCTTCGTGCGATTTACAGCCACAGCCATAGATCCGGACTACGGCACAGAAGTGAAGCTGCGAATATCATATGGAGCAACATCAATAGTCCTATCCAGAAATGTCTCGGGAGTAGGAAAATCCGTTGTTTTCCCCTTGACGGCAATATTGGAATCGCTGGCCGCGGACTATTCGGCAACATTCATAAACAATGTGGTGCTCATAGTTGAGTTTGGCGATGGATCAGCCACTCACACGCTCAATACTATTCTTATCGGCACCTGTGAAAAAGAAATAATCCCTATCTCGGCACAGAATGCCGCCGCGGGAGATGTAACCAACTACCCTTCCGCCAGGAAAATCGTGGTATACCCCGGGTTCAACATAACCCAATCCATCTTTATCCCCAAGCTCACGACAGAGCAAATAGAGGTGGAAACAGAGAATGGGGTCATCGTCACCAGTGGCATGTCCTCGAAACCGTTTGCGGAGTTCAATCCATCGACGGTAAGATGGGATGGGGATACGTATGTTGAGATAAGCGTCTATAACCCCAACCTTGCCAACACCTTTCAATTTCCCATCGAGATAGATAGGTGTACCGATGGGATGCTTGTCAAATGGACGGATAAAGGCGGCATCCCTTACATATATCGGTGGAGTATAGAGACGGCGAGGGACGAAATATCTATCCAGGATGCCTATTCACTACTGAATGAGAACCTGCAACCGTATGAAGCCCAAAGTAAGATACTCACAAAGACATACACGCTGCATAGTCGCCTTGTAGATCAGGATATATACGACCTGTGTAAATCCATCCTCGCCGGGCGCGACATAAGCTACTACGACAGCGCAACGGAGCAATGGCGCCGGTGTAGTATAGAGGAGGGAGAAGCCGAAGATAACGGCGCTTATTTTAAAGATTTAGTCGTAGAAATTACCGATAAGACCTATAACGTATGACCTACTACGAACTATACATAAACGACATCCTGTGCGATCTGTCCAGCGACAACTATATATCCTTGGTATATCAAAGCCCGATATTTTCAGGACTGGACATCATACAGTCCAATAGGTCGTACAATATAGACTTACCGCTGACGCCGAAGAACCGCAAGGCCATAGGCTATGCGGAACGCACCGACATCTATACGGATGCACCCTATGTGAAGCTTCCGGCAAGATTGTATCAGGAAGGAGTACCGTTGTTCACATCCGGATACGCCGTTATTACGGAGATTTCGGACGTAATAAGTGTGGTTCTTACGTGGGGAAATGTCGACAACTTCCAGCCCTTGTTCGATGCAAATTTGCGCGACCTGGCACAAACGCTCTATTCCATGAACATAGGGTCGATACCATGGAACAGCGCATCGGCACTCTTGGAGTATGGATATGAGAGGCCGCAGATGGGATTCTTCGGCATTGATTTCGGGCAAGGTATCGCCAACTCCGAATACATGCATCCGTCTATCGAAGTGCAAGATGTACTTACGGCTATTGAGCGGTACAATGGCATCACCATCGACGGCAAAGAAAGACTGTATGGAGGACTTACGTATCCTTTATTGCTTCCTTTGGTATCTATAAATGGTGATGAAGTAAGCGGTAGAGCAGAGTATCTTACTGGAACAGTCCGCGTAAAGGATACGGGGCCAACGGTACTTTTACAGATTGCAAACATATCATCTCATCCTGAATTAGTATCCGATGATGGGACAACAATAGACGTGAAAGGAGCCAGCAATATAACCATAGCATTAAAAATGCATGCTCAATTCAGTTATGTGGCGGGGTTTGCGCCAGTAGCAAAGATATGTTCAGGTTCCACCAGAAATCCTATATTCCAACTCAACTACAATTATAAAGAAGCGGGCGGCCCTACAGCATTTAGTACATTCAGTATAGATCAGGTTGTGACACTAAGCAAAGAAGATGGCAACTTACCCGAAAGTGGACAAATTGTAATTCACCTTTTCAATGGGTCTGTTCCCAACATTTCGTACCAGGATGTCAATTCGATTTCTGTAAGCGCCTATCCACGTGACGAAGTGCACTATCCATCCGAATATCCTATCGGGGTAAATCTTCCTGACATTTCCCAGGGAGATTTCCTCTCGGCCTTGATGTCTATGGCCGGACTATTCGCGTATCCGGATAAGGACGCCCCGGATACAATCAAACTCATAAGCGTAGATGACATTTACGCCAAACTCACAAACGGAGGCACAATAGACTGGAGCCGCAAAGTCATCCTTAATGATCGGCATGATGTCAGCCGCCCGGAATCTTCCATATTTTCGCTCGATGACCTGGCACAGAAAAACACGCTCGATTATGACAACGACGACGATGTGATCACGGACACCGCCGGGGAAATACGGATCGAGAATGTTAACATCGACAAGGAGAACGAACTCGTGGAGCTTCCATTCTCAGCGTCCGAAAATGCCCCACTTGCATCGGATGCCAATGCGCTGTGTGCCCGCATTCCTATGTATACGACATCCGACGACGGGAAAACAGTGGACTACAACGAACCCTCGGCGCGAATCCTGCAAGCCATCATCGACGATACGAGCACGGGGTTATACTGGTTCGGATATTTCGGAGAAAATATGCGCTTTGGTGGTGAGAACGGGATCGTCGCAAAGAAATACAACGGGTACCAAAAAGCCGTGGACAAACTGCGTCTGATAACAGTAAAGGCCAAGTTAACAGCCATAGATCTGCATAACCTTGATTATACAAAGCCCATATACATAGGTCAATTCGGGCAGACATATGGCCTGTATTCGGTAGAAACAGGTGAAAACGGCATCTGCGAGTGCCAGCTGATCCAGTTGCAGGCTATAAAAGAAGTTGTTATTCCGGACTATTATCTGACCATCAACGGTTCGGCTTCGGACATCAGTCGGGCTGTAGGCAGCAATAAGACCGTTACGGTATTCACCTATCAGACAAATGGCTCGCTTCAAATATCTTCGCAGTCAGGGATGTTTGAAAACATTGCTTTCGCACACGGGATCCTTTCCATAGGGGTCAAGGAGAACACCACAACAAGTTCTCGCTCCGGAAATTTGATCGCATCCCTTAAAGAAGCACCTGCTATCATAAGGACAATTACCGTCCAGCAAGCCCCCGCAGAGCCCGAGCCTGCTGCGAGCCGCCCGTTGAAACTTCACCTCATGGTGACGGACAATGAGGGCGCCCCGCTTGCGGCCGACGAGGTTACGGCCTCGTATATCCTTCCGTCGGGCGACAGCAAGCTGGAACGCTGGGCCGATACGGGTGCTGTCGACGTCACGCTGGAGGCCTCCACGGAATATATGACCCTGGGGCTCGCCGCGACCAAGGCCGGGTATACGAGTGGCAAGAAGCAGGTGGACATCCCGGCCGGAAATTCAGAATACAATATCAACGAGACCTTGATGTTAACTTCTGAACAACCGATAACCAGCCGAAATATTACACTCGACATCACCATCACGGATAATGACGGACAGCCGGTGGAGGCGGAATCCGTCTATGTGAAGTACACCAAAACGGATGGCGTAGAAACTTTGTATTCGGCATCAGGATCACATATTAATGACACACTACGGGATGTCACAACCGATTCTTTCATAATGACAGTAGCTGTAACCACTCCGGGGTATGTCCTGTGGCAAGATTCCCTCACCGTCAATGCGGGGACAGAACAGTCTACCGTGGCAAAACAGATTGCACTGACGGCCTCGGAACCTGCGCCGGGGCGGAACCTGCACGTCGTGCTGTCGATCGAGGACGCGGACGGCAACCCCCTCGCGGCCGATAAGGTCACCGTCACGACAAAGAACGCGGCGGGCCAAACCGTGACGCGCGAATATACGAATACCTCGGCGGTGGACGATACCATCGCCGACATCCCCACGAGCGGATCGGGCGTCACGGTCACGGCCTCGAAGTCCGGCTACAACGATGGCTGGATTCAGGGGTCTATCCCTTCGGGCAGTTCGGACTACACCTACACCGGGGTCGTCCCCCTGCGCTCGTCACGTATGATCTCCGCCGAAGTGCGTGTGCAGGACGCGGGAGGCTCGGCGGTCGTCGCCGAAGAGATCGCCTGCACGTACCTGCAAAGCTCGGGCAAGACCAACACGATGCTGGCCACGAACAGCAGCATCCTCGACGATAGAGGACATTCGGACTGCTCGGTGAAGGCCTTTACGTCGCGCATCACCGTCACCGCCGCGGACTACAATACCGCCGTGGAGGAAGTGCCCGTGGAAGCCGGCTCGGAGGCCGTCACGATCCGCAAGACTGTCACGCTCTACCCGGGCTCTCGTTCCCTGCACCTGGACTTCGCGGTCAGGAACGAGCAGGGCGCGGCGGTGGAGGATGCGGTCGTGGTGATTCAGTACGTGAAGCCGGACGGGAGCGACGAAAACCTGCAATTCACGGGCGGCGTGCACGAGACTTTCGACAATGCGACCACGCAGGGCTTTACGCTCCTGATTATGGCGCAGGCCGAGGGCTCGCGCCTACATATGCAGCAGATCGCCGTCCCGGCGGGCAAGGAGGCGTACACCTACGACACGGACGTGGTGCTCTACTACGACTACTCGCCGGGCATTACGCTCGATCCGCCATCCCCGTGGACATCCACTGCACACCTGGGTACGCTCCGCAATACGGGCAACGTCGACCTGGAGCTGCTTTCGGCGCCGGAATGGTGCACCATCACCGGGGACGTCCCGGGTACGGTGGCCATAGGCGATGGGCGCGCCCTGGCCGTCTCGAAGAACGAGACGGGTGACTTGCGCAAGGGGACGATCTCGATGCAGTGGCACAACATAGAAGCGAGCGAGACCACGGCCTACGATGTCGAGGTCTCGCAGGAACCATAAGATTTCATTAACCACTTAACCATATAGAGGCATATGGCACAGCAAGATACGATAGACAAAATTATTAACATCCAGTTCAAGTATTCGGAACTGGTGCAGGGTTGGGTAGCAGCATCCGATGCTATTGATGGTGCAAAAACCAAACTGCAAGAATTCAAAAAAGAGGGGAATGCCACAGGCATTGCCAAACAGACGCAGATTATCAAAGCCTTGCGCACAGAAATGGCCGCATATACCCGAGAAATGCAGGCCAATATCAAAGAGGAAGTTAAGCAAGAAGGAAGCATCGAACAACTCAGAGGCAGCATCGCCAAGCTAACGGCAGCATATAACAAAATGAGCCGCGAGGAGCGCAATGCCGCCAAGGGCACCGATCTCGCCAAAAAGATAGCCGGACTACAAACGGAGCTTAACGAGGCAAATACGGCATTACTTAACTTCCGGGACAACGTCGGTAACTATGCAAGTGCTGCTAAAGGATTCTCTCCTCTTACCTTTCAAGTGCAACAACTCGCAAGAGAAATGCCGTCGCTTACCGTGTCTTTGCAGCAGTTTTTCTTGGCCATATCCAACAACGTGCCGATGTTCGTTGATGAACTGAAACGCGCTACTGCAGCAAACAAAGCATTACGCTCCGAAGGAAAGGCGACAATACCTGTATTTAGGCAAGTAATATCGTCTATCGTCTCGTGGCAAACAGCTATCGTTTTAATCATCACAGCGCTAACAGCGTATGGCAAGGAGATCGGATCGTGGGTTAAAAGTCTATTCTCGGCCAAAGAAGCGGCTATTTCAATGGCGGAAGCGCAGGAGCGAATAAACGATGCATTGGAAGAAGATGGATATGGAATTGGAGAGCAGATCGCCAAGGTAAAAGAGCTCCAGATACAATGGAAGGCTTTAGGGGACGATCTAGAGGAGCGAAAGCAGTTCATTGTCGATAATAAAGACGCATTCGATGACCTCGGGGTTAAGGTAACGAATGTTAATGATGCAGAGAACATACTCGTAACACATACGGATGATTTTATAAATGCTTTAAGTATGCGAGCGCAGGCAGCTGCGGGGATGAGACTTGCAGCCGAAGCTTATGAAAAGGCGCTTATAGAACGGCAAAAAGTAGAGGCTAAAATTAAAAAAGGGTCATTTAATCCATTTACTTTTGAATATGAAAAATATTCAAAATCCGGGGAAGATTACCTTATGGCACCCGTTCGTGCTTTGGAGGATCAGGCCAAAGCGTATCTAAATATATCAGCAGAAAGCCAAAAAGCAGCGTCGGATAAACTTAAAAATGCAGGCATTGAGGAATCAGCCAATGATAAAGTAGCCGATAGCGTAAGGCGGATTATTACCCTTGAAGAACTTCAAGCGAAAATGCGGGCAAATAACCTCAAGGAATATACGAAATTTCTGACCGACTGGCGAGTTGCCTTGAGCAGGGAGGTATCTAAGATGGAGGCCGAATTAAATAAGGAATTACAAAAAACGGATAGTGAAATATCCGACAACTTGAGGAAACAACTTGAAGAGCAAGAGCTGGAGTATAGAAATAGAATCAACGAAGCCCGTCTGATCGACAATGATTTAGGTGCAGCTATGGAGATGGTAAACATCTACAAAGAGCAAATTGCACAAATAGAGAAATTGGAAAGTGTTTATCGGGCTGCAGGCAAGACCGACGCAGAAATACAGGCAATACGAATTAAAGCACGTATGGATCTTCAAAAAGCGGAGGAAAATGTAGCAAACATTCAGATAGAAACGACACACAAAAGTTTAAGCCTCGCCGCACAAACAGCAGGAAACCTTGCCAATGTATTCGAACAACTTGGTGGGGAAAGTGAAAAATATGCTGCATTTGCCAAGGCTATGGCTGTCATGCAAGTAGTGTTATCTGAATCTGTAGCTATTGCAAAAGCATGGGAAGGGAATGCCGCTCTTCCATTCCCGGCAAATATAATAGCCACCGCAGCAAGCGTTGCTGCAATTGTCGCAGCGATGGCCAGTGCATTATCCTCTACTAAATCTACGGAAGTTCCTAAATACGCATCCGGAGGTCTTATTACAGGGCCCGGTACTGGCACCTCCGATAGCATTGTTGCCCGGGTATCGAATGGCGAGGCCATTATGACCGCCCAAGCCGTGAATGATTGGGGTGCCGTATTGTCGGCTATGAATGTTTCCAGTGGGGGTAATGCCATCCAGGTATCCAATTTACCCCAACGCGGAGACGGAATGAGGGGCGTGGAACAAATGATGGAACGGGTGTTGCTCAACCTCCCGTCTCCTATCGTCCTCGTAAAAGACATTGACAACGGACAGAGACGGGTGAAGGTAGCAGCCAACCTTGCAAAATTGGGTAGAAAAAAATAGTGTGCCCCATTGTTATTTAAATGCACACAGGCATATTTGCATCAGAGCTTATGGTGAGATAAGCAACAGACGACAAAACGAAATGACGCGTACATCCAACATATCTGTCGGCGGCCATAAAGCTCTATTAGTGACTTTTTGTAAAACTAAATAGGCTGAAAAATGGCAGAACAAAACGCATGCGCCGAGAACCTTGGCGCGAACATCCTGAATGACTGTAACGACGATTACGGCAAGGGTGTCGAGAAGATCGTTTACATCATCAAAAAAGAGGACATCGACCGTAAGGCATCGAGGATTGCGGGAAACGTAATCAGCACCCTCGTCCTCAGAACCGGAAAGAAGGCATACACTGCTTCGGCTCCCTCAAACACACCTTTCAGCGGCCTCACATACGAGGATCAGAACGCCACAATCGGAATGTCCTTTAACAAGACCATCCCTATCGTCATGCTGGCGGATTCTCCGACGAACGCCCTCAATGTATCCGCACTCAAGCAGAACAAGTACGTCATCATCTACGAGAACAACAACAAGGGAGCGAATGGCGAGCAGGCATTCGCCGTCATAGGCTGGGAGCAGGGCGCCGTCGGGCAGAACGCAACCCTTGACAAGTACAGTGACGACACGCAGGGAGGCTGGACTGTCGACATGATCGAAGAAGGCGCCAAAACCCCGCAAATATTCTTCTTCTCGACGGACTACGAGACTACGAAGGCGGCACTTGATTCGCTTTTGTCGCCCGCCTCGTGATGAATCCCGAAGTATGGTACAGGGAGAGGTTAAACGCCTCTCTCACCGCTTCGGATAAGCGGACGATAGAATCTCATTACGAGATGGTAACCGGGAAATCGTTCGCTGGCAGTTTTTCCCAAAACTGCCCGAACAAGTACAAAGACGCGATAACGCACATTTTAATCAAGATGAAACAGGACAACACGGATAATGGCGGATATGTCCTCAAACAAGGAGCATTTCGCTACAAAGGTAAGGTCATAACCAATGCGAACATGACCGCAGAAGCGGCAGAATGGTGGATACATCAGAACCTGGACAACAGAGACCAATTTGCGAGTTTGGGCAAGGATTACGACAGCTATGCCACCACGTCGGTAATGATCCCCGCCAAAGAATAATGACGCCAAACACCTGTAACGTGGAGAATGTTACACACATAAATTATCATAGTGATTTCAGGCTTATTATCCGCTTCAACTCGGATAAACTGCCCGATTATCCGTGGCGTATTACATTCAGCACCCCGTCGACACATACAGTCGACAAATACGTAGCGTCATTCGATGGAGAAAATTACATCAATTGCAAGCCCGTCGACACGCTCCCGGGTGCGGCAATAGTGTTTTTCGATCATCACAGGCTCGGGTGCGGAACATTGGGCTACATTCTCGACATGGATATTCCCGATGACGAATTTCCTGACGGGAAAATGGATATTGAAATCCCGGGTGTCGAGACTATAGAATTATGGCCGGGGAAAAGCGATGAAACGGAACTCCCCGCAGAAATTATTGTGGCACTGTTGCAGATGCTCAAAGGGTTTTCCCCCTCTATCGAAGTCGAGGAGAACAGTGACGACAGTTATATCCTGCGGATAACAAACGAAACCGGGTCATATCTCACCCCGAACCTGCGGGCTTCGCTGAATTTGGCGCAAAGTACTGGCGACAGCCAGTATATTGTCATGTCGCAGGATGCTACAACAAAAGCCCTTGCCGAAAAGGTCGACAAGGAAGAAGGGAAAGGGCTTTCGACGAACGACTACAC